AATTATATCTTCATACTCCATTTCACCACCGATACCAACAGTAATTTCACCTTGATGATTGCTAAAAGAATTCAAAGCCAGTCTTATAATTTCTATTTGTTCTATTGTTTTCATATTATGTTTAAACTTAAATAATTAAATTTCTAATACAAAACCTGTTGATGTTTGCGTTAGCAAAGAGCCAGTAGCTTTCTTTGTATACAAATGAAGCTCATACGCTGTATTTGGAGTTACATCAGCATACCCACAAAGAGTAATATGCCCCGCATCATTCGGAACCTCTACTGCTGCTGTAACATCTGCGGTTGATCCAACCGTAAACTTTAATTTGCAATGACCTGTACCTCCGGCATTCCAAGAAAACCTTGAAGCAAAAACCACAAGAATTTTAGAAGTGTTACCTTTCGTTGTAAATGTCCAGTCTGTTCCTGTATCATAATACGTATCATCACTACCATCATTCAGATATGGATTATCAACAACAGTTGTTAATGCTATATCACTTAAGGATTTTTCATTAACAATCCCACTTTTTGTACTTCCTATATTGCCAATTATTCCACTCATGGTTTCTCCTATTAAAAGTGTTGGTCAATGTATGAAACATACCACTCACCAGTATCAGTAGAATTAAAAACATCTAAATCATCATCCTCATATAAAACGAATTTGTCGTTCCAAACAAATGTTCCCCGTGCGGCAAAAGCCTGTTGATCTAGAAACATAATATCGTTTGCTCCATCATTAACCCTTATAGAAATTGTTCCAGCAGCAGCTTCTTGGTCACAAAATATGATTGATATAATTGTGTAAATATGATCTGCTGATCCTGAAAGAATTTCGTACCACGCATTATTTAATCCGTTTTTTGTTACTCGTTTCAGAACCTCTGTTCCTGCACCTGTTGGTATTGCCATATTAACCTCCTAATGTAAGTGCTTGATGTGTACTACTTTGCATGAATGCTCCTTTTTGTTTTACCTTAGAATTAGTGTCAGTCTCAATGCCACCATTGGCTGTTATAAGACCTGTGACTGTTGCCGTACCACCAGTTAATGCTCCAGTTGTTGCAATTGCACCAGCACCAACATCAATACTTGTAAAGTTAGAAGTGATTGAACCAGCATCTAATGCTCCTACTGTTACAAGATTGGCAGTAGAAGTGATTGCTGCTTGGGTGCCACCTGTTACTGTGGCAGCAGTTCCGCTTGCATTACCTGTTACATTACCTGTTATCGGCCCCGCAAATCCTGTAGCTGTTAGTATACCTGTATTTGAGTTAAATGTTAAGTTAGTTCCAGTCTTCGGGGGAACAGAACCTGTTGCCGCTGTTACAAATAAGGGGTAGCAGGATGTATCTGTAGATTCATCTGTAACTGTAAATCCCGCTCCAAATGTAACTGCGCCACCAAACGTACCGCCTGAAGCCGCACTAACTGCATCTGCAACCTCAAAGGTCTTGAATGCCAATACTACCAATTCATCTGAAGCTGCTACTGCCGTTAAACCTGTTATTGATGTCCCTGTAGTTGCAGTATAGTCCGTTGCATCTAACTTAACACCATTGAGCCATACAATTATATTGTTTACTTCATAACTTAATGTTGGAGTAAAAGTTCCAGCAGCAAAAGAAGTTTCAGAACCAGAAGCAACTACTTTATGCATTACTAATGAAACACCACCTGAAGCTGAAGCGGCAACCCAAGCCGCACCAGTCTCCTTATAGGCCAGCATTTGATTATCGGTGCTGTTAAAATACAGCATACCATTTGCTAATGCACCATTATCATTATCTGTAGTAGGCCCATCTTTAGTGCCATTGTAAGTACCATAGACACCATATCCAGTAAAAGTTAGAGCTACTCCTGATCCAGCCGCCGCCATATTCTCTGATACAACTACTGCTGTTCCTGCTACTGAAATAACATTAGGAGGAGGTGATGGCATTCCTGTACCAGTAACAACCTGACCAACTTTTATATTTGATCCACTTACCACAGTAATTGCAGATGAGTTTATTGCCCAAGTACCATTAGTAGTAGGATTAGTACCTTGAGTCGATGAATCTGACATTGTGCCAAGATAAGTATCATCGAAGGAATCAAAGGCACTTGCTACTGCGGCAGCACTATTTTTAGCGGCTAATCTGGAATCGTCTGCTTTAGCTGCCCAATGGAGTGCGGAGTATCCTGAACTTCCATCTACTACAGAATCTTCTGCCAGTATTGCCCAATCCTTTGCTGATCCTGCGGCAACTGTTGTTCCGATTGCATATTCCTTTGCTGAGTATTCCGAGGTATCTACTGCCGCTCCTGTAGAAGTAGCCCACTCTTTCGCCGCTCCTTTAGAAGAAGTTGTCGTAACCCCTGTTCCTCCAACTGACCATGCCTTTGCTGAATGGTCTGAAGTTGCACCTCTTACACCACCTCCTACGTAGGTAGCATAGTCCTTAGCAGAACCACCAGTTGAAGCCGTAGTTCCTATAGCGTACTCTTTCGCTGAAAACTCACTTGTGTCTACAGCCGCTCCTGTGCTTGTGGCCCATTCCTTTGCTGCCCCACGGCTTCCGGTTGTGGTTACATTCGTTCCTCCAATAGCCCATGCCTTTGAACTAAAGTCTGTTCCTGTTACTGCACCGTCTACTTTTAGAGCATATGTCTTTGATGATGTGGCTGTGGTTCCTACTGCATACTCTTTAGCAGAATATTCTGAAGTATCTACCGCACCACCTGTAGTGGTTGCCCATTCTTTTGCCGCACCTTTTGCAGAGGTAGTTGTAACTCCTGTTCCACCTACAGACCAAGCCTTAGCGGAGTGGTCTGAGGTTGCCCCTCTGACACCACCGCTTACATAGGTAGCATAGTCTTTTGCACTACCACCTGTAGATGCTGTTGTACCTATAGCAAATTCTTTAGCTGAAAAACCAGCATCATCTACTGCGGCTCCTGTTCTAGTAGCCCAATCCTTTGCTGATCCTTCTCCTGCAACAGTTCTACCTCTTATACCTACTGCCCATTCTTTAGAGGACATATCATTAGTAGAAGCACCAGTAACATCCGCATCAGTTTGTGTAGCCCAATTTTTAGCAGAACCACCAGTAGATGCCTGAGTACCTTGTGCATATTCTTTTGCAGAGAATGTAGTTGCTACAGCGGCACTTGTGTCTTGTGCCCACTCCTTAGCTGACCCTCCAGTTGCAGTTGTTCCCTGTGCATATTCCTTTGCTGAAAACTCTGAGGTATCTACCGCACCTCCAGTTGTAGTTGCCCATTCCTTAGCGGCACCCTTACCGGATGATGTGGTTATGCCTGTACCACCTATAGCGTATGCTTTGGAACTAAACTCTGATGTGTCTACTGCCGCATTGGTTTTGGTAGCCCATTCTTTAGATGCGCCTCTAGCTGATGTGGTTGTTACTTCCGTTCCACCTATTGCCCATGCCTTTGCGCTGTAGCCTACATCTCCACTATTGGCATCATTCGTTACTGCATCCGATGTTAGGGAAGCCCAGTCTAATGCCTTTGCCGCTTGATGCAGGGCACTATAGCCTGTATTACCTATTGAGTCGGTTATTGAGGTATGCTTTGCCTTTGTCGCCCATTGGAATGCATCGTCTGCATTAATGAAGAGCGTCCAAATTGTAGAGTCCAGTACTGGAGTATTACCGCTTGCCGCTGTATGCTGTACATTACAAAGATAGAGATTGCCATCTGTATAGCGTACTACGTCACGTACCTGATATACTGTTGTTATAACCCATAAACCTTCATAAACCAATCCTATTGCTCCAGCGGGGCCGGGTGTAGCTACTGTTACTTGATTCGCTGCCATTAGTTAAGTTCCCTTACTAGATTTACCTTGCCTTTTAAAACCTTTACATTTGTTGATGCCGTTGACAGTTCAAGGTCATAGAATGCCTGACTAAAGTCGTATGTCGCTGTAGTTCCATGCCCTACATCTAAAGATATGTTTGCTTGTATTTTATAGAATGATACTGATGCATCCGTAATTGTATCGCCAGCAACCGCACTAAAGGTAAATGTAGCTGCCGTTGGAGTAGATGTTACCTCTACGGCCCCATTATACTCTGCTGGAGCGGCTCCTGAGATGTTAATGAAATCACCTGAAACAAATCCATGTTCGCCTGAATCAATTGTTACTGTGACTACAGACCCGCTTGCATCTACAGCAATAGTCCCTGTTACTGTTGTTCCTACACCATTACTTAGTGTAATCTCTCCAGAGGCTGTAGTCAAACTATCAATGGCTGAAGTATCTAGGTACGACTCCTTGATATTCATGAGTGCCGTGTAACCAGAGGACAGGTCAAAGACTAGACCTGCTGAGTCCTTGTAGGTCACAGCTAGGGCATAGTCACCGCCCTGTTCTATTTCAATGTTGTATACTCCTGCGCTCATTTAGTTTTTTCCTCCTGAGACACGAGCCTTACCATGTTTTTTAAGCCAAGCTATATCAGATTTGCGTCCTTCATAAGGACTGTCAACTCTTTTTTTATTTTTCTTCTTCTTCTTCTTAACAAGGTCTGTCCCCTCCATCTTCCTATATCCTTCTCCTGTTTTTACACGTTCTGCTAATGGGGCATAACCACTTCTTTCTATGTCATCCTCGTCCATATCTTTAGACCAATCCCCATAAAGAAATTCCTTATCAAGTTTTCTTTTCCTCTGCCTTTTCTTTATTATATCTGCTATTCCCATAACTACTCCTTTTTCTGTTTTTGAATTACTTTGTGAGCGTTCCATTTACCTAAGAAACCCTTTTTACCGGGCAGTCTGCTTTTTTCTATTCTGCCACGATTCTTTGAATATGCCTCAAATCCTACTATCTTACCACCCTTGTGAGATGCATCAAGTCCGTCCCTATTGCCGTATGTACCCTTCTTGCGGTTGTACTTGTTTAACTTTGCCCTGTAACCGCTCTTATGCTTCTGAAACTTTTTGTATTCATCCTTATAGTCACGCTCATGCATACATCCTGTCCATCATACTATTATATTTAGGCTTATGTTTCTTTGCTAACTTCTTAGCTACTTTTGGTTTTTTTGCGTACAAATACTTTCTCTGTTTATCGGATGCGAAAGGCATTACCTTGGTCTCGCCATCTTAAGATGTTCTGGAACTATGCCTCTTCTTTTAGCTGTCTTTTTTGCAGAAACCTTCTTTCTTTTTTTTGTCTTATCAGCAAATGTACCTGATCCTCCCACATGTCTACCCCATACAGTCATGTCACCTTTAACACCCTGTTTTCCTCCACCCCTTCCGACATATCCTTTAGGAATTTTCATTACGTCACCTTCGGGTGACATTACCTTACCTTGTGCCTTTAGAGATTTATAAGTGGGTTGTTGCTTCCCTTGATGTCGTTTTGCCATGTTATTCCTTTATAAATTGCGGTTGATTACAAATCCTGACTGATTACGGCCCTCTGATAATGCCCCTGATGTCATGCCCTCCATTGTAACTGCTTGTGATACATTTTCCAAGAACTTCTGTCTGTAAAATCCTGATTTCTCTGCATTCCGTTGCTGTGATTCCTTAAGATATGCCCTCTCTAGTGTGCCCCATACTAAACTCTCATGCCAGTATGCGTTCACCTTTGGAGTTGTAGTATCTAGTGCTAAAGAACTATCCTTTGGTACACCTCGTACTTTGAGAGAATGGAATACCTTTACGGTAGCATCCTTGTCAAAGTACATGTCTTTTAAATCTTTTGGGAGGGGATATATTCTAAATGTGGAGGCTGTCCTATTGTTGAAGACTGCGGCTTCTATGGGGCCGTTCTGTTCACGCCACCTTGGGGTATTATCTGTTGAGGCTACAACTGAGGAGAATGCATTCGGGTGAAATCCCATTGAAGATTCCAACATGAAGTGCCTGTTACCGCTTGAGGATGCGGCAGCATTGAGTTCGGATTCTGTGAAGATGTTGAGTTCTCTACCGTCTATGCTGATAGATACTATCTCTGCAATTGTACTGGGGATTGTATAGGTTGGGCCAACTCTAAATACAGTAACGCTAGAATCGGTTACTGCGCCGCTAGTTGTAATCTTATAAGTTATGGTAGTTGTAGATGGAACAGAAACAAGGAATGTCCCAAGATACTGACTAGGAGCACCATCAACAACATTAATAGCATCACCTTCTGCGTATCCATGTACAGATAGAAATGTAATGGTTGCTGTTTTACTATCGGTAGTAAGCGTACCTGTCTTGGTAGCTTCACCTATAACAGTTCCAGACGATCCATTAGTGGCATAACCTTCTACTTGAGGGTACCTGACACGCCGTGTAAATTCATTTAAAGCATCATCAATGTATGTATTTATCTCACCATCTGACCAATGCTTATTAGCTGTGTCCTGTAATGCGGTTTCGGTACGTTCTCTTATTTGCTTTCGATTCATTAATCTTGGTCAAGGTCAATCACCTCATGACGCTCTAATGCACCGTCTATATCTTCCTTAGTTATTGGTTCAGATTCCTTACCTATTTCGGCACCTGCCTTATTACCTGTCTTGGGCCATTTCCTTACTGTAAAGTTAAACCTACGGTTAGACCTTGAAGTAAGACCCTGTGACAAATCCTTCTGGAAGTAATCGGTTGTAATAGCATCATTCAGTATGTTCATGTGTTGGAGAGGTACAATCCTATCGGAACCCCTCGGTATAACTAAAGTCCAATCTCCGGCTGTTACAGGTACTGGCCCCATTTCTGTACTGTCTTTACCGTAGTCAATATTTATCACAGCGTGACCTTCTGGAACTTCGTTTCCTTTTTCCCATTCAACCGCCATTTTCATACCATTAGGAAGGACTACAAAACGGCCCTCTCCTGCTGGTGCATAATTATCGTGCCTTTTCTGGCTAGGCAATCCTTCACTTGGTAATAAACCACCTGCTATGGACATATTTTTCTCCTTAATCTCCGTTGTTAAGATGTGGGTGACCGAAGCCACCCACTACTGAATTACACTATTAAGCTAGTGCTGCCTGAGTCCAAACAATATTTGGATCAAAACAGTACTCTACCCACCAATGTAGACTTCCTGTTGATTGAGTTGCTCCAGTTGTTACATATCCAGTAACTGGTACAACCTTTTCGCCAGATTCTGACCAAAGGGCTGTTGAACTTGGTGCATAGGTATATGCCGCACTACTTGTTACTGTAGGAGGTTTACCCATTAATTCAACGCCTGATGTTACTCCGGCATCTACTGGGCCACGTTCTGGGCCTGTATAGCCGACTGTTTCAAGGGTTACTGCTTTTGCATATGCATCAACATCTGCTGTTGCTGCAATATGGCCCATACCTGTATCGGTCTGAGCGGTACCAGCACCATGTCCAATTGTAATAGTGTTAGTTCCAGTAGAACTTCCACATACAATATTTACATGTATTCCAAAACCACAAATTCGTGCATGTTGAGGAACAAAAATAACACGATTATATACTGTGCCGGTGGCCCATGTCAGACCATCTGCAAAATTGATAAAATCAATCTTTGACATCTGCTTGGCACTCGTTATTTTAGTTTTTAAAGAGTCCATAAGTTTTCCTTATTTAATTGTGAAGCCCCTCCCATTAGAAGGGGCTATTTAGTTATGTAAGTTTAGTACAAACTACTTCTAATCTATACATATTAAGGTCTTGCAATATGATACATGAATAGAATGTATCCCATGCTACCGTACCACGCTGTCCGAGTGGATCACCGGGGCCGGGTTTTGGCATCACAACTTTTGAGCGGAGTGAATCCATTCCACCTAGAGTTGCACAACCAATTGCGTCTTCTCCAATTATTAGGACTGGGTAAACATCTGAGTTTGACCCGCCTGTGGATACAGTAGCGGCAACATTAGAAGTGTCACCTGCATCCTTAAATGGAGTTGCCTGAGTTGTGGTAATGAAACGTACTCCTTCTACGCCACCAATCTCACCCTCAATTACATCGCCTTGATCAGGGTACTTCTCTATGGGTACAAACCCCGGAAGTTGCTGAACGTCTTGACGTAGATCAGGATGGCAAATCGCAATATACGATTCACGGATTGGTTCTGTAGAGATACCAACGGAAGCCTTCAACTTATTTTTAAGTTTCTGTGCATCGTTTTGTTCAAGAACACGTATTGCCGTTTGAATAGCCGCTAATGTCTGAGTCCCTGCGGAGGGATCATTAATAGTCGGTGCAATATTACCAATTGTGAAGTCCACATCAGCACGGCTTGCTGTAGTAGCTGTTCCTACCCACTTCACCTGTGTACCAGCACGAAAGACTTTGTAGCTGAGAAAGTCAATTGTCTCACCTGCCTGTGTTGCCTGTCTTTCGGAGATAATTTTTAAAACCGGATCGGCGGCTGCCGCAAGTTGAACATCCGTGGTATTCACGTATGATCCATATTGCTTCAGCGTGTGCATGAGCGTAGTATGCTCAAGACTTGAAAAATCCGGTGTAACACCTTCAGCAATAGGCGTATCCACAACTGGGAAACGCTCATACCTGCGGTGTCTGATTTCTAAACCCTGCTTCTGGGGTTTTGTTTCTTTTTGTGCGAATTTCGCAAATGTTAGCAATCGCTTTGCAATCGGTAACATCTTCTTTTGAATAGTGAAGGCATCATTCTTGCTAAGATCACCATAAGATGATCCGCTAATAGTGCCTGTTCCTCCATACGCTGCCATATTTAACTCCTATATCATTGTTATTCGGGAATAGCTTCCCATAATTCATCATCGGACAAGTTGTCCAAATTCTTGGTTTTCACGGGTGCGGAATTACCTAAAAGACCAGTCGCTGCCGCTCTTTTAGCCTGTCGCTTAGTACTCGTTTTAACTTCTTTTTCGACTTCTTCTGGAGGTCTCCACGCATCTTGACCCGTTTGGGTTGATAGGAATAATTGCATAACGGAGGCATGATCGATTGGGTCTGTTGACTCAGTCATCATCTTTGTCATGGCTGGACTACCAAGGACAAATGCTTGAAAATCAGCATCTTTGTCTATATCCCTGTAGTCATCTCCTACATTCTCATGCATGTAATTTTCATGATACTGTAGAAAGTTCTGATAATTATGTTCTTTGGTCTGATCTTCTAAATTCTTTAACCGCTCTTGAGCCTGTACGGTGGCCTCTTGCAGAGTAGTACCCTGCTTTGCCATTTCGTGCTGAATCATCTTGCGGAATGTAGAAGACAGTTCAGAGAACTCCTCCATAGTCTGCTTATCCGTATCACTAAAGAAAGCGTCACTATCTTTAGGATCAACTGGGGGTGCTTCCGTTTCTGAAAGTCCTTCCTTGACCCTCTGAAGTGCTTGCTCTCTCTCGACATCTCTGAGCCTTAGCTCATCAAAGTCTTGACGTAATCTAGCAGAATCTTCATTCCTTTTATGAAACTCTCTCTCTAAATCCTTGTAGCGAGATTCATAATCATGCTCTGGTTCTTCAGGCTTTTCTTCGTCTTCGGTCTCATCATCTTCCGATTCAGGCTCTTCAGTTTCAGCTTCTTCAGCCTCTACTTCAGGGGTACCTTCTTCAGTTGATTCTCCTTCAACTTCATCTTCCTGACTCCATAGTTCTTCGTCTGACTCTTCAGATTCTTCTGAATCTTCAGTTTCCTCATCGAGTACCTCTTCTTGTGACATAACTCCTCCAATGTCCCGATTAAACGGATTGGTTAAATATTGGCCCTTTCCTTACGGTGTAAAGGCTGTTCTTACTTTGGTTCAGCAATATCAAGCATTTCTGTCCATGCCTGAATTTTACCGATAGATACATTATGCCTTGAAACTGACTCTTGGTCAACTAATTGTTTCAATTTAATTACATCATATGCGTCTTGTATCCTTTTTTCAATCATTTCTTTGTAAATTTGCCATCCCGGTGATTGGGATAACATGCCTAATATATCATTGCGGGGCATTTTCTGCAAACTCCCTTTGTCTAATATCTTGTGCAGACGGGCCTCCCTGTAGTCTTTCTTGTGCTGGCCCTGCTTGTGTTGGGTCTTCAGGCATACTGCCTTGAGGTTCCATTCCTTCTTGAGGAGAAGGCGGCATTCCTCCTTGAGCTTGTTGTTGTTGCTCTTGTATTTGTTCTTGTTCCTGAACTTGCCGTAATTCTTCCTGTTCTGTTTCTTTAGCTTCTTCTGACCTGATTTGAGTTAATGCAGACTCCTCTCTCATTTTTTCTTCACGTAGCATAATACTATTATTTTCCAAATTAGCAGGATGAAGTACATTGCCTTGTTTCATTAACTCAAGCCGTTCCTTAATTTCCAGTTCTCGCTGGTCTTCACCTATAGATTGTTTTTCATCCAACATAGCTTTATTTTGTTCAACAGCTATACTGGATTGCATTTGAGCTTGAGTCTGTGCTTGCATTATCTGAGCTTGCAGTTGCGCTAACTTAGCTGATGCTTGTGTTTGTTGTTCTAATTGCTGAGTAAAAGTTTGGGCTAATTGTTGAGATTGAGCTTCCATTTGTTTTTGCTGTGCCTCTTGCTGGGCTTGCATTTCCTGTGTTACTTCTTCCTCTGTCTTTACGACCTTATCCGGCTCCATATTAAATGCACGTAACAACGGTCTTGTAAATGCTTCCTGTTTAAGGTACTGCTTTATCTCTGGCATCTGACCTATTACCTGTAGGAAATTTATAAGCTGGGTATTGTGTACTTCCTTGGCTACATATTGCTCATATCCCGTTGATATTGCTTCATAATCCCCCTTGATAGACATGTCTGTGGAATCTACCATCAGCCAGCGATATACGGCACTTATGTTCTTGGTGATCATTGAAGATACTGATCTTACTACATCTGCTGTCTGTCTGTTTGCGTTGGAATTAAGGATGGACATCCCTGTGGCTGTCTTGGTCTGTGCAGGTGATTGATCACCGTACCCTATACTGGTCTGACCTGAGTCTAGGTCTGCTTCACGTTCAAGTTGTTGAATTAATTGAAGAAGTCCACTTGTTACATCTGGAATTTGGACTGAAGCAAATGAATCACGCACAGACGCTCCCGGTTTTACTCGGAACTGTTTACCCGGATATATCTGTTCTGTGTCTGTACCCGGCTCAAATGCGTTGGGATCAATGACAGTTAATGGGGCCGCTGATAAAGACTTGCCCTCTACCATCATTGCATATGAAAAGTTTAATATTGCCTGTGCATCTCTTATTGCATAATAAATGCCATCACCCCATATTGATTCTGGGTTCTTCTGCCAGTTACAGAAATGGAATGGTAAGGTGTCATCGAATGGATTTTCTGCAATCTTAACAACCTTATCACCTATAACAGTAATTACAACAGGTAGAGCATCTGGAATATCTTCTGAGTCAATTGGCAGATGTGGTTCCAAGTCTTTACCGTCTAAACGACCCCAAAACTCTAAAACCTCAAACTTCTTTAATCTTGTAGCTGAGGTTTCGTTGTACTTTTTGGGGTGTTCGCTGTCATCCCACCCGTGGGCAAGACCGACTTCTTCTTCAATAACTTCCTCAAGTGCGCCCGGAATAAAGCCTTCTGCTGTCTTTGCGAGCTTCCTAAGTTGTATCTTGCTAAGGAATGACCTCTGTATAACATAATCTGCATCTTCCGCATTGATAGCTTCAGGAGATGGAAATACATTCCAAATACTGACAAACTTACATGCTGGCATTAATTCTTGTTCAAGGGTTGACTCAACTTGCACCATTTGGTCTGGAGTTGTAGCCGTAGTGTAGACAGGGAAGTTTTTATATTCAAGGGAAATACCCTTCGTACATCCCGTCCCATACAGACACATTTCGTGTACAGCGTGTTGAACTTCCTCATTATAGTTCGTTCTTTCCAGAATATCACGAATCCTGAACTCCATCTGCTTAGAGCGTTCAAGAATTGCGTCCTCAAACAAGTCAGGTCTGTCGGGCTGGATTTGTATATCTGGAGGGTAGAACCTTGGTTTACGTGAGGGGGTAATACTAAATGGTACTTTCCCGTCCTCAAATAGTAACGTGTTAATCTTAATCTTCGCCGAATTAATTTTACGCCGAGTTTGATTGACAAAGATACCCCTTTCGCTTGCCAACTC